CTCTAAAGTCTGTAAGACCTCTCTCACTTCTAATGTTATCCAAGATTGGATTAACTAGTGAAAGGAATTGATTTCTAACGATGTCATCATTTTGTTCGAATAAAAGTCTGATGGATACAGCAGAAATAAGTTTTCTAGCTTGTAATAAAAGTCTTCTAACGTTGATTCTATCAAGAGCACTTTCTCTAATTTGAAGCGTTTTGTTACCCCAAATCTTAACACCTTCAGTTGTGAAAGTAGCGATTGGGTTAATTCTTGCCTCATAAAGAGTATCTCTCATTGTTTGAGTTAATTTAACTCTCGCTTTGATACAGTTAACATCACCTCTTTGAACTCCAGCTACTGCAAACCATGGGAATGCGATATTGTCAGTCAATGCGATGTTTCTTACTACGTCTCTTGTTGGTGGAACGTAGATGTATTGGTTATTTTCAGCATCGTTGATTTGAATCCAAGGCCAGTATGTCGCAGTATAGTTACTATCGTACATTCCGTCAAGCGTATCCGCAGCATCTTCAGCAAGAAGAACATCACCAGCTGAATCTGTATCTGGAGTTGTAACGATGTAAAGTGAATCCGCTCTTTCTTGTTCAATCATCTCGATTGTTTCTTCAACTAAGTTTGAGTTATCTGTTGTATCAATACCTGGTGTTGCAAATACGTTAATATTAACAGCCTCTGGGTTATTGAACGTCCAAATACCTTCTAAGTATGCATAGTAATCAGAATTGATACCAGTGTCTCCATTAGTAAGTGCTCTGTTTGAGAACGTACCGTTTAAAAGACCAGCAGCACCTCTAGTACCGTTGATTAGGTAATTGTCTCTATTCGTTCTTCTAGTTCTGTAAACATCCCATCCATCAAAACCACCGTAAGGTGCGAATGTGAATTTACGTGCGTAGATTTTCTCATAAGGAGTACCTTCAATTCCAGCATCAGTTCTAAACTGAGCAACACCAGTGTCGAATGTATAAATTGGAGAGTAAGTACCACCAGTTAAATCAATTACTATTTCTACATTATCAATTGTTGCACCAGTAGCATCGACATCCATATGGAAACCTTGCGTTAACCCAGTCCATTGGTTAATTGTAGTTGAGTTAGGAACACCCTTGTAGTCGAAGAAATCTTGGTCAATCCCCACAGTGTCAGAAAGCCCTAAGTAAATCTTACGTTTGTTTTCGAATGTACCGTAAGCAGTTTTGTATTCTAAGTCTGGTAAATTAACACCTGTGTTTCCATTAACTGTGTAATCTCTCATTGGGAATCCAACGAAACCAGCTGGGAATGCATCAGAAGTATCAGATTCTTCTTCTAATTCAACTAAAACATAGTTAGATTTAGATGGGAAGTCACCGTTAAGTGTACCGATTTTCTTAGCTAGGTAGTTATTAGACGCTGGGTCCATTGTACAACGTGAGAATTTCTCAAGCACAAGTGGTTTAGCATCTGTATCAGAGTAAACTCTAATTGATACATCAAACTCTTTATCATCTGGTTTAATGTTAATAATAGAGATTTTGAATTCTTTATTAGCTGAATTACCATCAGAAATTGTGTGAAGTCTGAATAATCTTAAAAGGTTTGTACCACGAAGTTCAGAAACAACCCATGGAGTAATTGCGTTTTCATATTCATATTTATAATCATCAAATTCGCTACCGTACTGAATAAGAGTTTGGTTAACACCTCTGATTTTTCCTAAATCATTTAAGTCTTCGAACATATCTAAGAAGAATTCTTCTACGAATATCGCAGTATCACCATCTTGTGCATAACATCCTAATACTCTCTTAAGGTAGTTCTTCTTAGTCTTATCTAAAGATAATGAGTAAGATACAAGACCTTGAGTTGTACTATTAGCTGTAAGTGTAAAGTCTCCTAATGGAGCCTCTTCAGCACTTGTAATGGTAGGGTTAAATCCTATATCCGTAGTTCCAGATACTTGGAAGTTAAGCGTTTCAGTACCATCATATTTTCCTCTTGACCTAAGTAATGCAACAATTTGATTGTCAACATCACTGTAACCAGTACCAGAATAAGTTGTAGTAACACCTGTTGCGGTACCGAAATAAGTTGTACCAGTATTATTAACTGAATCAACATAAAGGTTGAATGAAGAACCACTAAATGTGTTTGTTCCATCAATCTTAATGTAAGTCTCATCTATAGTTGCAGTAGCACCAGTAGCAGCAGTTGCTAAAAATGCAAACTGAGAATCTAATTCTCCAGCATCATATAATGCTTGAATAGTTGGGTCAGCAGCTACAACACTTGTAATCGTACCAGCAGTTGTTGCCGTATACGAAATTAACGGAGTGTAAGAAGTTGCAGAAACTGTTACACCAGTTGTTGATGTATCTAAAGCTGCATCAAGAGTAATACCCCATGATAAACCAGCATCATAACCAGAGAATCCAAGAATTCTAGAAACGAATAATTGGTTTGATTGTGATAAGTATGATTTTGCAATGTAAGGTAACTCATATGCTGGCGCACCTGTGTCTTTTACTTTAGAAGCGTTTAAGCCACCAAAGAATGATGTAAATTCATCGTAGTTACTAACGAAAATTGGTTGGAATGCTGGACCTTTTACCGTCTCACCAACCATCCCTAATGTTGTAACACCTACTTGACGTGTTACATATGAAAGGTCTTTTTCTGAGGTGTAAACACCTGGACTTACGAATACTCTGTTTGTTGAAGCCATTATGTATATTTTTTAAGTTTTTTATTATTAACGTTGTTATCGTTTCTTATAAATATGTTTTAATTTTCGAAAAAGATTTTTATGGAGTAGAATACTCCATAATTAGTATGATTTTTTTCTCCCTTTTGTCATACTTATATAAAAAACAAGTATGAAACGTACAAAAAACCTTAAAATAACGCCAACAACCCATAAAATATTAAAAGACTATTGTGAAGAGAATGGTTTAAAAATGTTTGCCTTCGTAGAAAAGTTAATAAAAGAGCAATGTAAAAAACCTATTGACCTTTATGGTGAGGATTAAGATTCTTTACCATTTTAGCCTTTCTACCCTTAACTATTTTATATGTCTTGAAATTCTTTTCTTTAGCATATTCATAACCTTCATCCCACCAACCAGTCATAATCCCCTTATTAAATATAAGACTATTATTGGTTAATCTTCTTGGTGTATAATAAAAATTAATAATAACTTCTTCTTCTTCAGCTTTTAATTTCCCTATTTTAATATCATCCTTAGCTAATTCACTATGCATCATATCAATCTCAGTTAATATTCCATGCATTAAATTTCTCATAAACTCAATCTTCTCTTCTGGTACTTCCTCATTAAGAATAATAACATCAATGTCGGTAGCACCTCTTCTAATTGCTTCTTGTATTGGTGTTGTTTCAAGGATACCACCATCAATGTATTGAAAATCATTCTTTAATACTGGACTCATGAATGGATATGCACTGCAAGATGCTTGAGTCCATTCACAAAAATCATCATAACCCCAATTCTCTGATGATTTATATTCCACTTTCTTAAGTGTTGCATTAACAACACATACCACTAATTCTTTATCTAACTCTTCTTTTATCCTAAGATATTCTTTTTGAGACATGAAACGTTTAATCAATCCTAATAGATTACTTGAATCCCCAAAGGATATCCCACCATGTTTCTTCTTAATAGTAAAAAATGGGAATTTTTTCTGTCTAACTAATGAGAATGATGGTAATAAATTTCTAATAACATTCCACCAATTTAATTCGGCCTTAATAGTACCTTGATTATTATCAGTAATTTTAAATGGATTTATCTTCCAAATATCTTTATTTGTTACTGTAGTGTAGGCTTCTTTTAATTTTGGGATATCTCCAGTAGCAGTAAGTAATTGCACTAGAGTTCCAGTTGATGATGATACATACATATCATAATCTCTCTTTTCCACTAGTGTAAGATATTCTACTATCCCACCAGCATATGCTCCCTTACTACCACCACCAGAAATAACGAGACAACGGTTTTTTTTATTTACTTCATTCATATCTCCATTTATAATTTCCAGCTTTATTTCTTTCACCCCTAGCAACTTGACCAATACTTGTTTGGTTTATACCAGTAATTTTAGATGCCTCAGTTACTGATTTATATTCATTAATCAAATCCATATCTAATGAATATTGTAATATTCTCTTCCTCTTTTTTGATACCTTACCTTTATTGGCATCACTAATTTTTTTTCTTGTTTTCTCAGAATTAGGAACCCCTTTATTCCAAGGTATTAAACCTACTTTGAATTCGGTATTAGGACTTAATCGGTCTCCTTTTTTAATTCTAGTTTCTTCACCAATTACATTACCTTCAACAAATGTAGTATTATTTGGTTTCATAATACCCTTAGTACCTTTGTTCCAAGGTATACTCCCAATATTAACACCCTCACCACCATCAGTATGATTAGTTAAATTAAAACCCCAAGTTTTCATTTGGGATATCCAATACATCTCCCAAAACTGCCAATCATCCATCGGAACCTCATCAATAACTTCAATTAGTGGTAATAAATCTAATTTTAATAATCCATTAATCCAAGCTTTCTTATGTGATTTAGTTGAATGTTTAGATTCATTTAAATGTTTATTTAATCTCTTTTTAACATTGGTGGTCTTACCAACATATCTAATTAAATTGGTTCTTGGGTCGATTAATACATATATTATAACTTTCTTCATAATTATAAATACTCGTTAACTTAGTAAACGTACCCCCACCACTAATCACCAATGCTTTCATTATTTTATATTACCGTGTAAATTTTTATCTTCAAGTTCTTTAATCGCTAGTTTTCTTTCCCAAGACCCAATAGCATGTCTTTTTTGTCTAAAGGCTATATTTAAAACCTTACTTAATTGTTGGCCTCTCTTAAATAATAATATTTTATTATACTCATAATAACCAATCGTTGCCGAAATGGTGGTTTGTTTATCACCAAACGGGGTATCTTCCTCTGTACCAACAGAATCTTCTAACCATTCTCCCCATACATTAGCTAGTTCATCATAAGGTTCAGCAAACCCCATATATAGAATATCACCTAAAAATGAATATGTGCCGTCAATTGCTCTCCACCATATCTTAAAAAATAACTTCCAGTTCTTTTCTTTAAATGGCATGTACAGTGAATAGGGGATGTTATATATTATACCAATAATTATAACAGGGGTAAAGACAATCGCTGAACCCACTAGTGTTATTAGACCATATCTGAACTCTTTAGATACAAATAAACCTAAAACCGCAAATGCTATTAATATTATACTTAAAGTGCTCATAATTTATATTTCTTTATTGTGGGTTTAGTGCATTTAAAATGTACATTCTTATTGTTACAGTATTACTAGTACCTGGTACAAAATTATCTAATCTAGCATATGTGTGTACCGAAATCTCTTGAATCAATTGACAAACATTTCCTTGTGCGTCCAATTTAGTACCATATTCATAGTAAGCAGAAATCGCTGAGTTGATGTCCTTCATCAATGGCATCGCATCTGCCTCAGCTTCGTTAACGTCAGCCAAGTCACCAGAAGTCATTATAATCAACCCAACTGTCTTAACAAGTAAATCATTGATTAGATTCTTTCTTCTCCTTCTAGCCTCATCTCTAGCCACCATAGGTTCATAAACCTTGAAGGTTGTTTTGGCATCTGTAGATAATGAACCATCCATCATATACCATTTCCTAGTTACACTCCTTGTAGCCACATAACCATTATCTGCGAAGGTGTAATCTGCCACATAGTTAACGATTGGGCTATCATATGTGAATACTGTAAAACCATAAGCATCGTAAGACACTGAAAGGTTTTCATAATAAGTACAACCAGTTAAAAATCCGAATTTATCAAAGTTAAACTCTGGGTGGAATCTAACTTGAACATCCTTCTTATAATCAACAGATTTCGGAGTTGACTTTGGATTAATAGCACCAAGTCTTTCAATAACATCATCAGAAATAAAATCATAAATCTTATAGTGATTATATTCATCTTGTTCTTGTTGAGTTAATACTTCATCTCTTTCGGTCTTATCAACAATAAAATATTTAGCTAATACTTTCTTCTCATCTGTAGTATAGGCACTCCATGTTGTCCCAGTTTGTGCATCATAGATATTTTTTATTTCTTTTCTAATCTTACAATGTCTATAATTAACCATATCACCAAGAGTATCCCAATTTGTTATAGAAGATACGTTAGTATAACCAGACATTATTTCAGATTCTGATGTTATGAAAGGTGTGTTCCCACTTAGGTCATTTTGGTTCCAAGTGTTCGTATCAAGACCAAGAGTTTGACCGCCAATATTATATGCAAATATATTCATTTTTATATGTATTAATTAATTTTTGTTATTTCTATGGTTGCCATTTTAATAGAAACCGTACCTTTTTTAGCTTTGAAATTAATATCGAAGGTGTGTACACCCTCTAAAACATCAATATAGATATATCCAGTAAATTTTTCTTCATCCTCTTTTGATTTACTATTAAATAGTTCTTTTTCAACATTATATAAAATTTCAGTCTCTATTTCACCTTTATCTGATGTGGTAGTTTCATAATACCAATTTACCTTATAATTACCATCTGGGATATTAGAAGTTGTTAAACGAAGTTTAGTTTCAAAATCTTTTGAAATTGTTGATGTCTCACCTAAAGATGATTCAACTTGATTATATGTAAAGGCAAATGGGTCTACCGTTGAAGTCATAACGGTTTCCATTATGGCTAATTTATCTATTTTATTTTTATCTTTTAAAAATAATGTGGATAACACATCAGCATTGGTCTCTTGTGTGTCTGAAGAATGTATTGTATTTCTTTCACTTTCAGATGCAACAAACCATTTACACCAAATTTCTTTTTGGTCAGCATTTCCAGAACCCCAACCAATAGTATTATAATCAGATAATATTTCCTCTCTAATTTGACTAACGGTTAAAATATCTGAATTAATTAGATAATTAGAATATTTATCCCAATCAAGTGAAGTATCACTTGATAAAGTGTAACCACTAGGTGCTAAACCACCAACAACAACTATTTTTATTGCTGGTATTGATTCTCCGTTTTCTATGTATAATTTATAGTTCATTTTTAATTAATTATATAAACTTGCAACTCTCCACCTTAAACTTGTAGTATCATAAACAAGAAGTACTGATTCATCCCCATTAAGTAATATTGTACCGTTTGAAAGTATTCTATTAGCCGCCAAGCTATTAGCATCATTTGATAAAATACTTAAATTATTACCACCTATGTTTGTAATATATATAGCTTGAGCAACAGCTGGTGATGGTGCTTGGATTCCTGTTAAATCTATTACACCACTGGTTGATACTCTTATAAAACTCGTAGTCGCCAATCCTGTCGGATTCCAATTGTTTGTATCAACAGTTAATTGGGGTGGAGTGATTAAACCCCCAAATATTAACGCTCCAGAAATAACACCTGGAGTACCTACTTGACTACTTATTTGGAAGTTAGTACCATCATACACAACCTCTAATATTTTACCAGCTAATATGTCACCAGCAATTAAAGGCGTGTTAACCCCTTTATATAGGTTTTTAACACCCAAACCATTTAGATTTAATGTTGATATCCCAGTATTTGCATTTGTAAATTTTATGAAAAACCTTTGAGTTGATACATATGACGTAATTGCTGGACTTATTGTTGCCACATAATTATTTGTACCAGTTGCGGTAGCTGACAATTTAGAACCACTTTGGTCAAGATATTTACTACCATTAAGTTGACTTGGATTTATTAATTTATTACTTTCAGTACCTGTATTTATCTCAGCCGTTGTCGCTTTTGGTAAATTATTATATGTTGTGGCTGAAATACTACCAGTAATTACAGATGTTATGACAATATCATCATCAAGATTAATTACTGGATTATTAGCAGTTCCACCAGTTGAAATATTTATACCACCAGCAACCCTTGTCACGTCATCACTAATTCCTGTAAGGTTTGAACCATCACCAAATAAGGTTCCACCAGATATAGTTGTGGCATTTACAGATGTAATCGAAATATCATCATCAAGATTAATAATTGGGTTATTAGCAGTTCCACCAGTTGAAATATTTGTACCACCACCAACTCTAGTAATATCATGAACAATACCTGTAAGATTAGAACCATCACCATAATAAACAGCTCCTTGTGTGTTTCCAGAAAATACATTTGAGTACGTTGTTCCACTTACATAGAAATCTGTGAATCCATTTAAATTTAAATCACCAGTTAAACCCTTATCACCCTTTTGTCCACCAACAACCTTTGCTACTGTTAAAGCAGAACCATTAGGTTCAAGTCTAACTTGTGCACCACCAGATTCTCTTCTAAATGTAATCCTAAGTTTATTACCTACTTCTAGGTCCATAACTGCTTGGAAACTTGCGGTTGCCCCATAATTTGCTTGTCTAAGATACATTTCACCCACAGTACCATCTACTTCATTCCATATAGTACCGTCAGTACTTATCTCAAGTCTACATTCTGCTTGGGTTCTGTTGTTCCCAGTAGCTACTTCACTTGAAACTCTACCCATAACAAGATATTTAGCAGCTGTGTTTATCGTCACCTCACCATTATCAACGGTAGTACTGTGTGTAAAGTCATTCCCAATTTGCCTTTGAGAACCAAGAGGAACTGTTGCTGTCCACTCTGTTGTGTTAGATATCGTACCACCAACAGAATCATAGGCATCAAAATATGAACTTGTAAGAGATGAAAAAGCAATTTCTAATTTCTCATCAGTGGTGATACCACTTACATCAATATCAACATCATCATTTCTTGTTAGAGTTAATGTACCACCACTTGATAATGTACTACCAGTTACATAATAATTATTTACATTAATTAAATTCTGACCATCACCAAAAAATGTTCCACCAGAAATTGTTGTTGCTGTTAGACCACTTACTATCTCAATATCATTTGCTATAAACTTCATCCTTTATAAATATCAGTTAGATTCACCAACTTCAATGGCTTGCCAAAATGCATTCCCAGTGAATAATGGATTAGTGTTAGAATTAAGAGTAAAACCAGTTGAGGATTTAGATTGGACTGTCCAATTTCTATTATCTTCTCCCGTTATTGTTACCGAATAATTATTATCTGAAAATGGTGTTGTAAAAACAACTGCTTTAATTTTTGGGTTTCCTGTAAATCCACTTGCATTCTCAATACCAGATTTGGTTTTTAATCCTACATTGGTTAAGTTTGATGCATCACCATAATATGTTGTTGCTGATATTGTTGTTGCTGATATTGTTCCAGATTGTGTTGAACCTGTGATAATTAAATCACCTTCCACCGTATCTCCACTACGATTAATTCTATCCCACCCTATTGGTAGTATTGTATCTGCGGTAGTTCCAGATGTATAAAGAATTACATCTGCCGTATTTAGGGCCATTTCCCCTAATAATAAATCTCCAGCCGTTGGTATTTTACCAGCAACATTAGAACGTTTAATTAAAAACTTGTTCTGTCTATTCGCCATATCTATGGTAATATTTTAAAAATGTTCTATATAGAACTTAGTAATTGAGATTATATAACCTCTTATAAATAAATATCCCCAGCCTAGTTAAAGATTGGGGATATTTAAATATAATATGAAATTTGTCTTAATAGCTACCTCCATCTAATGTGTCAAATTCTCCTAGAACCCTAACACCATTAGGTGTTCCAACGTTCGTACTTCTAATTACAATATCGTTTAATTGGGTAACCCAATCTCTATTTTCGTATCCAGTACCACCCGTGTATTCTGTAACATCTGGAACATTACCAGCTGTAAGACCTGTAAGCGTATCTAATCTATTGATGTTTAAATTCGTATCTCCAGAAATACCATTACCATCTTGAATCGTCCATCCAGCACCAATTGATGCAGAAGCCGTATTACCTGTTGGGTTGTAGTTTAAGAAGACATTATTATCCTCAACATATAAGTCACTTGTAAATGCAGATACACTTGCACCATATACTGTTAATGAACCTTGAATTACTGCGTCACCACCAACGGTTAACCCACCAGTACCAACTTCCATCGTACCATCTACTGGAGTTGAAAGTGTGTTGGTTGAATCATTGTAAGTAAATCCAGCCTCATCAGTTAATACACCACCAGTACCAACGTAAACAACTCTACCAGCTGTAAGGTTAGATACTGTAAGTCCAGAAACTTCATCAATTATTGCTGTAAGGTCTGCTTGTCCCTCATTTTGAGAAACTGTAAGAAGACTGTTATTATAAGTTACACCAGTTACGTATGTATCTGCATTATCTAAAGCACTTAAGTCTATGGTTTCTTGAACACCATCATTCTTATCTAATAATAAGTTTGTTCCAGAAAGTGTACCACCACTTATGTATGTGTTTTCAAATGGAAGTGTGTAAGAACCACCCTCATCATTTGTATAATCTAAATCAATTGTACCAGCATTTGAATTATCAGTTGCTGAACTTCCAATTGTACCACCAGTTACGTATGTGTCTAAATCAGTAGATAATCCACTAACTACGAATGTACCACCAGTATTATTTATAAAATCAATATCACCAGTTCCAGAATTATAACTACCACCAACAACGTGTACATCAGTTGGTAAACCTTGGTATGTTGTTGCACTAATTGTTGTTGCTAATAATGTACCGTTAACTGTTAGACCAGTCATTGTATTAATATTAACACTTAAACTACTTTGACCATTATTTCTCTCAATGGTAAGATTATTAGCATTATCATACGTAAATCCAGTTGTGAAAGTATCGCCAGTATATACGAACGTAGAAAGGTCTAATGTATAAGCAGAAGCGGCATCAGTTCTATTGAAGTAAGCTACAGAACCAATAAGGGTTGCTGAAGTAGTATAATCATTTGTATCTGTAATACCAGTAATGGTAACACTTGGTTGACCTTCGTTAAGATTTAATACTAAGTTAGTTCCATTGTATGTACCACCAGTAACAAATGAGTCAACACCTGTAATTGAAGATATGTCAGCAAGAACAAAACCATTGGTTGTCCCAGAAAGGAATTTACCAACTAATCCAGCACCAGAAATATCTTCGTATGCTGTAATTTTATTTCTAATTTTTAAATCATAAAGATTCGAACCAACTTCAAAGAAGTTAGCTGTTGTACCAGTACCAGCTGGTGTCCATTCGTTAGTTGATGTAGTAACACCAGAATACCATACAATACCATCAGCGGTGTTTACAATTGCCTCACCACCCAATAGGGTTGATGGTAATGGTCTGTTTACAATATCACTGTTCTTGGTGATAAATCTAGTACTTCTTGTTGCCATTTTTATTTTTCTTTTTTATAAATAGTTTATTATTGTTTAAAATCCCCCTCCAAATAAAATATCATCTTGGATTACGGAATTATTTGCTGTTATTGTTCTTGTATTCCCAGAAGAGTCTAAACCTAACATTAAATTAGGTGTTATTACACTTGTTGTTGAGGTCCAAGTCGTTGAGGTTCCACTAACTGTGTTAATATCCCTAAAACGCTTAATTGGTGTTCCAAGATTAATAAAATTGTCAGTTACTGGTTCTAAATCATCATGTAATGTAATTGGTGAACATCCAAATATATTTGAAACATATAAGTCTGTTATACAATCACCAGATGTATTTCCAGTAAACGTAGAAAATACACTTTGACCATTATTTTTTGTTAGGATTAATGTACTACCACTAAATGTCCCACCTGTAACGTAAATATCATTCTCAGTTATTGCGCTTAATATTACATTATATAAATCAGTTGAGCCACTATAGAATGTATCTCCATTGATAGTACCATTTACTGTAATATCGGTATTGAATATTGTACTTCCACTAGTT